TTTCACCCGCTTCCAGCCGCTCCTGAATGTCAATCAGGATATCCTTGATCTTGCTCACATTTACCTCAGATGGTTTGAAGATAAGTTTCCAGGTCCTGGAAACTGCGGAAAGTTTGACTTCCCCAGGTGCTGGTGCGAACTACAATAAAGTTACGATTGTAGATTTCCACAGTGGCATCCAGTGTGCGGGCACGACCAAAGGTAACCGACTTGTAATGGGTGCCTTTACGGCTGGTATGTTCTCCAGCCAGCACACCGTAAGGAGCAGTGAAGTCCTGACGTCCACAAGCCCAGTTATAAACCCAATCGCAGATTTCCTGACTATTCATAATCACCACTGATTGTAAATCACCATATGATCCACGCCAGGCACATTGCCCACGGGTCGATAGACCTGTTGCTCTCCGTCCCACTGGTCAGGATCAAACAATTTATCGCACTCACCAACCACAGTAAAACGCACGGTCTTGCCAGTATGATGGCTTTCTACGAAAAACTCTCTGGGCATGCCAAAGAACTCACTTGCCAACTTGAGCACCCGACGGCCCCGGTCATATTCACAACGCTGGAGACTGACAGTAGGGATCATATCGTCCTCATCATCAAGGTTGGGCAAGGGATAGTGTTGGGCTTCCCACTCTGCTGAAATTTTAGGGAACATTCTGGACTCCGATTTCTTACTATGCCCATAGTATAACACGATCTGGAATTATTGTCAAACCATTTGCATGGTGAAAACGTTTCCAGACATGCTGTAACCACGATTATAATCCTGCCAGGGTTGACGGCTAGTAATCTTGATCAGACCTAGCTTTTCTAACTTGAGCATGGCATCGCGCTCACGGGCACCGTAAGTAACACGACCGCCCTGGGAACCTCGTCCATAACAGGTCTCAATGGCGTAGTAACCACGCTTTGCGATTTCAGAAAGAATTTTTTGCTCGGTCTTGGTCATTTCGTAATCTGTTATCTAACTGTCTATGAATACATTGTAACAGAAACTGGATTTATTGTCAAATCTGGAACCTGATAAAGTCCATGGCTTCGGCTTCCTGCAGGGCTTGATAAATCTGGGTTCGGTCGCATCCGTAGTGGATGTAGCCTTCCATGACATTCTGAAGGTAGCCCATGTCTGGCATTTCTGGATCAGGAGGGATGCCAGTACTGGCAAAGTTCATCTGATAAACCCAGGCATCAAAGGTATCTCCTCCGCATTTTACTTTTACCATCTTGCGAGTGTAGTAGTTGGGATAACCCTCCAGCCTGTCCAGTGCCTCCATGCATTTATCGGTCACACGCCACAGGACTCCTTCAGTCTGGTATTCCAGAGCATCCACGATATCTGCATGATAGCAAAAACGGAACATGTGGTCGGGCAGAATAGCACGACCCATAGCCAGGGCCGCAGGACACCGGAGTGCCATGCCAGCCGGGTTAGTGTTCATTCCATATCCAAAATAGTACATTAGAAAGTGTTCAGTTGAGGTTGAAATTCGCGGATATACTCACGCTCACGCTGGTGAGCTGGCTTACGGCCACGAACGGCTTCCAGAAAGCCAAAAGTAAACGCTTGAGCGCCGTGGTCACGGATGCTGGCGCTAAGTGCCCAGCCCTTGTCCTCGGCCAGGGCACGTTGAACATGCTTCTGGATGCGGCGTTTCAGGGTACGAAAAACGGTAGCATTTTTGACCGTGAGGCCCACATACTGCTCACCTGTTACCTGGTTGGTGATAACGTAGAGCAAATGAGTACGGTCACTACGGGCACGGCGTTTTTTCATCATTTCCAGAGTATATCACGCCCTGGAATTATTGTCAAATTTCAGCGTAAGCTCAGATGCGCTATAAATAGTCAGGAGGAACGTATGTCATTCTTAGACAAAATAAAAAACAAGGTCGAGCAAGCAAAAAGCAATGCTGAAATTTTTTGGGCGAGTGACCAACTCATGCAAGAACGCATCAGCATATGCCATCAGTGTGAGCATTACTTCAAGCCCACAACAACTTGCAAAAAGTGTGGTTGTATCATGGCAGTCAAAACAAAATTGAAGCAGGCCGCGTGTCCCGTTGGCAAATGGTAATAGTATGAACCAGCAATCAACCCTTGATCAATTTATTAAAGTTTTCAGCGTTATACCCAAAAAAGAGTGTGAATGGCTCATAAGACATTCTAAAACTTTGAACTGGGCCAAACATCACTGGGAATCATACGACCGAGTACTTGAGACTAACCACAGCAACGAATTCGACAGAACCAAATCTGATTTTAAAAGCACTCTAGTGCTGAACAAGTATATCAACAGCACACTTGAACTTTATTGGAAAGAAATCAATCAAGATTTAACCCACTTTGGAATAAACGGTTTCGAAACTCCTCTGTTCAACAGATATGAAGCTGGCACAGAAATGAGACCACATGCAGATCACATTCAAACTATTTTTGATGGTGTAAAGAAGGGTATTCCCATTTTGTCTGTAGTGGGCCTGTTGAATGATGATTTTGGTGGCGGTGAATTTTGCTTTTGGGATGATCATACTGTGAGTTTAAAGGCAGGTGATATTGTGATTTTCCCATCATTGTTTATGTACCGCCATCGTGTGACAAAAGTCACTTCGGGCACTCGCTACTCATTTGTATCTTGGTCATTCTAAACATGAAAAATACCCTACTAAGCTTCCATTACTATCAATACACTTGCCCTGAAGTTCTGACAGACAATGTATTGTCAATTGCTCAAAATTCAAAGTGGGTACAAAGAGCCGGCTATAACAAAGGAATCTCAGGTGATGTGCTTGAACATGATGAACTCAGAAGCTGGATCAATACTTGCCTAGCTGACTTTAAGGCCAAAGAATTTCCCACCTGCCGCGCCAATATCAAAGCCACTCAGATATGGCTTAACAAGACACAAAAAATGGAGATGCATCATAAGCATTCGCATCCCAATTCAGTTGTAAGCGGTATATTATATCTTAACAGTATCGAACAGGGTGGTAACACAGTCTTTTACTATCCCAATCCCTTTTGGCGATTACACAATGAGGGATTTCTGAACCTAAGTGGCCAAGATGGCACTATAGAATTACACCACGAAGTACCAGCAGTAAAAGGAAACCTAATACTTTTTCCCTCCACTATATCTCATAGTGTTTCTCCTGTACGAGCGAATACAGCCAGATATAGCGTTGCCTTCAACACATTTTTTGAGGGAACTCTGGGATCAATTGACATGGCAACTTATCTTAAACTGTAATGGACTGGATTAAACTATCATTCAGTGATAGCACAGACATATTCAGATGTTATCCCAGATTACCTTTAACAGCAAATTGCTCAGGCATTGCATCTGAGCACCTAAGTCCCATAGAAGAATCAATCATCGCTGTAGAAAAAATTGTAGCAAACTATCCTGCTCCCTACTATCTTTGTGTAAGCGGGGGCATGGACAGCCAGGCTATGCTGTATGCCTGGATCAGATCGGGGGTACCTTTTACACCTGTTTCATTTACTTACAATGAGGATTACAACGCACGGGACTTATACCCACTCAAGCTGTTTGCAGCCAAATACAATCTGGAAGTTCAGTACATCAACATTGATTATTTTCACTTTTTGAATTTTGAAATGATTGATTTTTGCAAAAAGTATATTTGCAACAGTCCGCAAATTACAGCGCATTTAAAATTCCATGAGTATTTTCAGGATGGCACTGTGGTTCATAGCGGAAGCCCCATGACAAATGTTGTATTTTTTAATAACACTCATCTGGCGCTTTATCGCTATAAACTTCGCAGTAGAGCAAATCTAATTCCCTACTTCTTAATTGAGACACCTGAATTGGCTGCTGCGTTTAAGGACATGTTTTTGTATGTAACTGAAAGCCGAAAGGCCAAAACAGATTATAGCCTAGAAGATGATTACAGCATTAAGGCTACAATATACAAAAAGTCTGGATTTGATGTTATACCCAGCTTAAAACTGACTGGGTTTGAGCGATACAAAGACTATTATGACCAGTTTCCAGACATTGTTTCCAGACAGGATCGGATCAAGTACGGTAAATACCCCAGCCGAAGAGTTTTCGACCTGAAGTTTAGGTACCCATTATTTGAGATAAATAAATATAACGAGCGTACAATTACGACATTTAAGGACCAGATATGAAATATTTGATAGACTTTTTTAATACAGCCACTGATCAGGAGATTGCGAGTTACTTGCAAGATCATGGTTGCCAAGTACTAAAATCTTTTGACAATTTTGAAAAAGTTTACCACGTTGAGGCATCAGCACAACCTCCCCAAACAACTATTGTTGAACGAATTGTCAATGACTCAGAAAACAGTATTCAACTTCTTAATACCGTGCAACTGGAACAGTCATCTGATATCAATAACTTCCAGATAGACCAAGATAGAAACTGGTGGAAGGTTGCCTCAATCAATGACATTGATTTCGCTCAACAGACATTCGATCATAGAAAATACGGGAGTAAAGTCACTGTGTACCTGATAGACAGTGGTATTGACCAAAATCACCCTGAATTCCAGGGCAGTGACATTCAACTGTTTCATAGCTTTGACGGCACATTTGATGACAAGTCAGGTCATGGCACAGCGTTGGCCAGTTTAATCAATGGTCAAACTTGTGGATTGACCAACGCAAAAATTAAGGTTGTCAAGATATTTGACAAGGGCAGTCCTACATACCTGAGCGACATACTGACCTGTTTCGACGCAATCATGTCTGATATTCCCAATACTAAGTTCGCAGTCATCAACATGAGCTGGTCTATTGACAAAAATGAGTATGTGGATCACAAAATCAATTTATTGATGGCGGCAGGAGCAGTTGCTGTGGCAGCAGCAGGTAATTCCGGGGTTCCCATCGACAATGTTACTCCAGCTAGTTTAGCGGATGTTTTGACCATTGGTTCTTATGACAAAGATTTTATGCCCTGTAATTTTTCCAATTACACTGGCGTATCAGATGTTTCACTAACACAGGGCAGCACCAATCACGGCGCTCTAGATGGCTGGGCACCTGGATGTGATCTGTATGTTGCTGTTCCCGGCGGTGGGTATGGCACAGTGGCTGGCACAAGTTTCTCAGCAGCCATTCATAGTGGTGCTCTGGCATACGACATAGACAGTTTCCTCATGACCAATGATGGTAGCTTGATTCCTTGTTTTAGCCAAAACATCAGACAAGTGCTGATGTTCAACAGTCTGTCACGCCATAACATTTTGACACTGGAAAACCAATATGCCGGGTCTAAAAATTCAATAAGCACATATGCTGGTAATTCAGTGGCTTCATTGCCAGTTGAAAAAATGAGACCCACATATGCCTTTATTTCTGGATTTTTTGATTGCAGACCCATAGTGTCCCGAGCAGATGTATTTTCTATGGAAGTAACACCTCCCTTGCCAGCTGGCATACAAATTGTATCACCAGGCTGGATGTACGGCACAGCTACATTATCAGACAGTGATCCTGATTACGTAATTACGGATCACATTTTTACATTACTGACAACCAGTGGCGAAACTATATCCCGAGAAGTGCAGGTGTCAGTGAGAAAAGACACACTGGATATGAGCACTGTGCCAGTTGAACTAGTTTGGATACGTGCTCAGGGAGCCACATGCTATTTCAGTGGCCAAAATTGCCTGGAGCCGTGCCCTCTGGGTAACCCTGGTTCGCTACTAGGTATCTGCGATTATATTAAAGGTACTCCATTTTGTCCATCGTGTCTGAGTTGAAATGAAAGTTGGGATAATAAGCAACCAGCGTACCCGAAGCAGTTACATTTTAGATTGTTTGACAAAACAGCACAGCCTGTTCAACTTTGGCGAAAAACTTTTCAATGACCAAGTTGTGCTGTTTAGGACTAAACTTTTTAGCGCAAATAAAGAAAACAATATACACTGGACCAAGTATAAACAAAATTTGCCACAAATGATTGACACCGTCTTTGAGGCTGATAGGTTTGCTGTAAAAATATTTCCTGCACAACTCATGAATCTCAAGGCAAAAACAGATTTGCCTGATGCAGCAAGCAGAGATAATTTTTTCTTAGATCCTGAAAATATTATTCTGGATATTGGTCAGTTGAGATTTGATAGATATGACACTCTTTATCTACTAGATAGAGATATAACAGATGCTTGTTGCAGTTTTGTTTATGCAAGTATGACCAATCAGTGGCTGTTTTTTGACAAAGCAAAGGCTGACAGTGTTCGTCGCCCTGTCACATGCAATTTATCACCATTGGATTATTTCTCACTGGATCTTCATTTAATTTCTCTATTGATGATTCCATATTTTGAAAGTTATCTCACTGAGAATAATATAGCTTATACAAAAGTGATGTTTGATGACATACCAGATTTTGTAAAAAACGCCTGTCCTGAAGTCAAGTCTGGTTATGTAGATGCTGAATTTGATTACAGAGAACTAATGACAAACTATGCAGAAGTTTGTGATTACGTAAGCAAAAGAGTAACTAGTATTAAACCCAGATTAGATGAGCTTTTTAAAGAAACTAGAAAATAAAGTTAGCGAACTTGCAGCCATGAGGCTCCTTGAAGAAACTGAGGAATCGTCTAGGCGTTTTGAAATCTGCAAGTCCTGCGAACATTTTAGCCCCAGATTATCTCAATGCAAACAGTGCGGCTGTTTTATGCAAATAAAAACAAAAATACACGTGTTTCATTGTCCAATCGACAAGTGGTAATATTAGTGTATTGGGCCATCCACAACGTGAACGCTGAACTCATTCACAGTTTCTACAAGCTGTTCCTTGGTAAACCCTTCTTCAAGCAGGACCTGAACCAGTTTGATGTACAGTCCAAAACTTGCTACACCTGGAATGTAATCTGGATTGCTGTTTCCATAGTCAAACTCATCCAACATGGGCATGAGTGTGTTGTCAATAAACTCTGCACTTAACTCAGTACTAACATCGTACTGGTAATCATCAAATTCGTCTACCAGTTCTTCAATATCCAAGTTTAGATTCAGTTCTTTCATTGTATTCCTCCAGTAGACAATAGTATTTATCGCTCGTGCGAGTCACTATTATACGGCACTATTGAAGGGAATACAAGTAGTTCACTGTGTCGGGATTTTCACGAAATACCACTGCTCCGTTCCGTAAGTGGAATTTACGAGCCAGGTCCGTTTTGGGACTGAGTGTTACAAAATTGGTAACTGAAGGAAATACTTCACGAATTTTAGGGACTAGTGTTCTAAGCAAGTCGGCACCACTGCCGGGCTTGTAACTCCAGATCGTATAAAAAACGGCTGTGTCTGGTTGTTCTACTGTTCTCTGTAGGTCTTGGACGCTTTCAGGAACAAAATCATGCAAACTAACACATACTATACTTGTGGGTCGTTCATTCTCGACCAAAGCCGCCACAAACCTGTTGGGTTGTACGCGAAACTCGGCTGGTATGTCTGGTCTTACAGGATCATCTTTGATGTATGTAAGTAGGTTGTCTGTGAGTGTGGTGATAAGGTGTAGCATGATAACCCTATTTATCACATGCGCTAAAAAGTCGCAGTTTTTGCGTTATTTCTTGCTAGTCTTTTCCAGTAACTATTACTGCAACTTTATCAACCCAGACCATACGTCCATGGCAGGCAATATTCCATTTAGTCTGGCCGTATTCTTCTGTACATTCAGTAAATGTTTCGCCAATGATGCGAACATCTGTGGCCAGATGTTCCACACCATTTTCAAATACACGCCATACCAGATCGCTACCTTCGTGTTTGGTGTTAAATCTGATATGATACTTGTTCATGACAAGCCCATGCTCTTGCGAATATTGGTAGCACTGATGGCGTGAGTGGCATCATCAAACGTTTCTTGCTCAATCTTATAGCCCACATCACGACCATAGGTGATGTTTACAATATTAGGCACAAGTTGAATAGTGTATTGGCCTTGATACAATGGATCTAGATCACGCTTGATAAAGCCCTTTACTTGATCAAAGTCAAAGGGATTACTACCTTGCCAACCCTGGCAATCACGGATCATGATACAAACTTGTCCAGTCTTGGCAATGGCTCGTTCGAACAGTGCACGATGCCCAGCGTGCCAGGGTTGCCAACGACCCAGCATCTGTACAGTTTCGTTACGCCAGTCAAACGTGGGACGCCGGCGATTATCAATGATATGCTGACCCACAAACTCTACCCACTTTTCAGCATTCTGTTCAGTGATACGGAAATCATATGTTTCTGGTGGAACAAAAGCTCGATTGGTATCTTCAAAGCGGCCCGCTTCAATAGTGTCAATCCAGATGGTCCAGTCTGCTTTGAAGTTGTTACGCATTTCGACCAATGGTGCGACAAAATCACAGATAACATAGTCCCCTGAACAGGACAGGGCAAACTCAAGCATGCGAATGCTCTGGCGAATACGACCTTCTCGACTAAAGTCCCAGTCGTTGAACTTGCGTCTAACATCATCAGCATTGAACCAGTCGACTCGGGCTCGCATTTCGTGTGCAGATGGTATCATTTCATACTGCATCATGCGTTCGGAACTAATTCTTCCGTGTGTTTCCAGCCAGGTTTTCAAACGCTCTGCGAAGTAGGTTTTTCCGGCACCTGGTAAGCCCATGATTAATATACGTTGTGGCATGAATGTATTTAGAAAGGCCTCAATCTGTGAAATTTTTTATAAATACACTTACAATCAGGAGTTTGAAATGAGATTAGCAATTTTATTGGTACCGTTGACCTTGGCAGGATGTGCCACTGCTAACCACCAGCAACTATATTATGATGCAGTAAAGTCAGTAAGTAAAGATAATACTATGGCACAAACAGCATGTTGGGGCGCAGTAAGTGAAATTGCCAAAGGCGGCGACAATACTGCCAAAGTCAATGCCATATCACTAGCTGAAAAATGTAAGAAACCCAATGTAGATGTTCATGCACCCAAAAAGAATATTTTGGGATTTTAAAGTACAAATAAAAAAGCCCGCTTAAGCGGGCTTTTTAACAATATACATCAACATTTTGTCCTAGATTTTTATTATCTGCTCGGGCCTGTTTTACCCGCTCCTCCGACAACCTTTGCTGTTGCTGAGATTGATCTTGCTTTTTCAAATTCAAGTGCTGGTCTAGTGTGTACAGGTTTATTCGGGTGTTGTTCACTCTCTGATGAGCTGGAACAAAATGTTCTTGAACGCCTGAAACACCCATTGCCCTTCCTTATCGCCAGTGTCTGTGATGACGGTGATGATGGAAATGGTGGCGATGTGGATGATACCAACCCCATCCCATGTGGCTATGGTAGCTCCAACGCCAGTAGGGACCAGGAGAGGCGTACCAGGGGTTCACATACACTACCCTGGGAGGAGCTGTATAGTAAATTTCGTGTGGTGCCACTTGGACAACTTGTGGAGCCACCCCAGCCTGAGCGTCCATGCTGGCACCCACATTACCACCAGCCGCCGCACCCAGTGCAGCACCCACTGCGGCGCCACCTTGACCACCCAATACTTTGCCAGTGGCCGCACCCACTGCGGCTCCGGCCAACATACCAGTTTGCTGATTGGTTGCACAACCAGTCAGGACTACTAATGCCATAATACTCACTAAAGTTTTCATCGTTTGTTCCTCACTACACTATCCAGACTGATCCAGACTAGGCGCGGATTGTCGGGTTTGTGTACTTGTACAAATTCAACGCCATCAACCACTCTGCGGTTGACAAAATCTGGACAAATCCAAATTTCTCCCGTTCTAGGATTACTTAGCCTGACTGGACGGCTTTTAATAGCTGTTTTCATTACGCACTCCTTCAGGCGGCGCGGGCACGATGGCCCACAACTTCCTTGAAGCGGTCAGCCGCATAACTGGCCGCAAATGCACGTGGCTTGACCATGGGAATAACATTGCACATGCCCTTGATATAGCCCACTGCTTCGTTGATCACAATACTGCTGCCGTGCATTTCGTTGGGGTTGATATCCAGGTGTACTTCAATGTCAAAGGGCACTACTTCAGCCAACTGTAGATACAAATCAGCTACACGATACACTTCATTCATGAGCCGCATGCGTGGCTTGTCGACTTTTTGGTCATAATCGCGTTCACGATCCACAGCACCAAAAATTTTACAACCGTTGTTGCCGTTCACATGTACCACTACAGCCATGATATAGTCAGCATACCAAACATCATTCTGTAGCAGTCGCTCACTATCACAACCAATATAAATTTTAGTATTACCACTTAGTGTTTCGCAAAAACTAGCAACTTCGTTAATGTCAATATGCTTTCTATATACCATGATTTACCTCTTTATTTCAATTCATCAAATCTAGACCGCCGTCGCTGACTGCGATCTTTTACTTTAGCAAGGTATTCCCTGCCCACACGCCCTTCTTCAATATCACGAACTGCCTGATAGGCTGGAACCATATGTGTCTTTCGGTCAGTCAATGAAAAATCACCCTCTTGTTCCTGTTTGCGGCGTTGTGCGTGAATTTCTCGCATACGCTCACTGGCTATCAAAACCAAATCAAATCTATTGCCAGCATTACGAGTGGCTTTATCAAAATCATTCATGATTATTTCCTATAATGGAGCGGGGTACCGGGATCGAACCGGTCTCACTAGCTTGGAAGGCTAGAGCACAACCACTATACCAACCCCGCAGTGTTTGTAGTATATGTTTTTTATTTAATGTTGTCAAGTAGTTCATTGACAATTTTAGTTCTTTGTACTGGATTTGTTGCACCCATGACCACCAGTAGATAACGATTGCCATTTTGCGTGAACATCATGGTCAGGCATCTGCCAGCCCTGGTTGTATAACCAGTTTTAGCCGCAATAATATCCAGTTTACCCACAAAGTTATTGGTGTTGTTGCCAGTTATTTTGACTTCTCGTTCACCGCGTTTGCTCTTGACGAATGCAGTTGTAACTGTTTGTATTCTGTTGGCAGCAGTAGTAAAAATGTCCCAGGGTGTAAGCACACTCACCAGTTTGATAATGTCCTGAGCGTTGCTGGTGTTGGCTGCTAGCAGACCAGTTGAATCACTGAATGTGGTATTATTCATGCCCAACATGTGTGCTGTTTCATTCATCTTGTCTATGAATGCACGATATCCGCCAGGATAACTTTCAGCCAGACTACGGGCAGCCAGGTTATCACTGCTCACCAGGCTCAACTCCAGCAGATTGGCACGACTCATCAACATGCCGCGCCTGATACGAGTGCTGCCTTCTGTGCCTGTAACTGGTACCAATTCATCCAGATCCAGTCCCACCTGCAATACCACCAGGGCGCTCATGAGTTTAGTCATGCTGGCTATGGGCCTGACACTGCTGTCATTCAGCGACACAATTTGTTCATTGGTGTCAAGATTGACCAGTGCATATGTTACCGGTTCTCGTGGTTTTTTGGTATTGGCGAATGATAATGAACAAGCAAACACCAACAAAAGTAGTGCCCAGCGCACTTTAAGTCAGCCCCTACTTAGGCTGCTCCTCGCTAGGGACCCATTGTCCTTCAACAACTTTTTCTAGTTGTCCTTGTTTATTAACACGAACTTCACCTTCACGGGTATCGCTCAAATCTCGGCCAAAAATAGCATCCCATCTGCGAGTATATTCCTCATGACTGACGCTAAAGGGTCTGGGGCTACTGCCTTTTCCACCATCACTCATTATTTTCTCCTTTATTATTATTTACTTTTCTATAAAAAGGTTCTGGCTTACGGGGCAAAATTTTAGTCAAGGGTTCAATTTCATCCCAGTTCAGAATCCAATCTTCACTACGCCAGGAATTTTTAATGGGAGCAAGGTCTTCAACTTTCTGTGCTATATCAGGAGTAATCATGTTCAAGGGAACATTTGCATCCCATAATGCTGCACGCCAATCTTCCAGAATGGAATTGTATCTTATAACAACCGTTTTATCATCAATTATATCACGAACCTGCCGGTAAAAACTCACTTGATAGGCATAGTGACCCATAAAATCTTCAACAGAAACATGAATTTTTTCTACTGGGGGGATTTCAGTGGGGTCTGTGCTTTTAAACAAATGATACAGATTGGTATGTTCGACAATACAATAACTCAATGCCGCATCTACCATATCACGTGTGCTCAAAATGCATTTTGCGTTTTTTCTAAACTGATAATATTTTGTAGGTTCGTGCGTGTGAAAAAACTGCCAGTGGCCATTGGGGTCAAACTCTGAGCCTGGCCCCAAATATTTTGTTTCTACACCAAATGTTTCCCTGTAAAAAATTGAATAAACATCTGATATGAAACGACTGCCAGTGCGGCCCGGGCTTATGATGATCCAGTTACTTGAAAATTCCATACAATTATTTATTAGTGGCGGGATGTGAGGGATTCGAACCCCCGATAAGTTTCCCTATAACGGTTTAGTAGACCGCCGCATTCGGCCGCTCTGCCAACATCCCTAAATTTTGGTGCCCGAGACCGGAATCGAACCGGTACGCCATTTTAGTAGCGGCAGATTTTAAGTCTGCTGTGTCTACCTATTCCACCACCCGGGCATTTGGTGCCCCCACCTGGACTTGAACCAGGAACCTACCGATTATGAGTCGGGTGCTCTGACCAATTGAGCTATAAGGGCAATCAATACTGTTAGTATATCATGTTGTATTTACTTGTCAACGCCCCGCTCCTCCAATTTCTTACGCAACATGGTGTGTAGTCCGGGATTAACACGCAAGGCATGCGGCATCAGGCTATGCCTGATATAGTTACGAGTATAACGCTGGTCATCATTGCTGGCATCATGTACAAAGGGCACACGCTTGCGGCTGGCCCAGCTTTCTAGTTCATACTTACGGGTGAGCAACAGGGGGCGGAACACCTGATTCCGACTGTGGGGCATGAGGCTACTGGTGCCATGCAGGCTACTCCAGATCCAGGTTTCTGCTACATCATCTAGATTGTGTGCTGTGGCCACTGGACCCAGAGTATCTAACCAGGCATAACGCTGGTCACGCCAGTGTTCTTCTGGACTTACGCCTGCTGGGCACTCTTGAGCCATATGTCCCACCATCAGTTCAATACCCTGACTGTTACAATACTCCACCAAGAACTTATATGCGGCGGCACTGGTCTGTGTTCCATGGTGGAAGAATGCGGCACGGACTTCATGATTATGTCTCACGAAATCCAGTAATGCCATGCTGTCCACACCCCCACTGCAAGCCACAGTGAGGGCACGGGGCAATCGTCCCAACAATCTAATCACATTACTGCTCCGTTGCCGTTGCGAAAGCCTACAGTGCCACCTTCTGCCTGGATACGTTTGAACACATCTTCAAGCAGAATAGGAGCAAAGTCTGTCTGCTCTACGCAGACGCAATGATAGCGGGGGTCAATTTCTTCACTGTACAGTATATCACCAGTCCGGGCGTCAACACCCCGTGGCCTCCGGACCCTATGGGCGTGAAGGTGCCCGTGAACGTTAGCACCAAATCTCGCAAGACTGTCTGTGTGAACAGGCACATGGCTCAGAATAAGTCCGTTCATGACATGGTAGCCACGCACATCCCGGAAGTACTGAGTGTAATCCTCTAACTTGAAGATATCGTGGTTGCCCTTGATCAAAACTTTGTCACCATTGAGCCTGTCCAGCACACTCAAGGATTTACGGTTAATCACAACATCACCCAAGTGATAGACTTTATCTTTGGGTCTGACCCGTTCGTTCCAGGCTTTGACCATATACTCGTCCATTTCTTCTGCACTGGCAAACGGCCTAAGGGGACTACCATCAGCCCGTTTGAATACAGTGCAGGTTTTTTCGTGACTGAAATGGGTGTCACTTACTAACCAAACTGCGGGCATGGTGCCCTCCTTTCATTTATGTTCTATCACACGCCAACCCAAACTCAGTAAGTCAGCACGAATTTCATCTGTGACTACACTTTCACCCACGAAATGCCGGCTTATTTCTAACCGGGCCAACTGTTCGGGTGTCAACTTAGCCAGTTCTTCATCATCTTCGGGGCCGTCGTGTAGCATGCCACTGCAATACCAGTCCATGTAATCACCACGCTCCAGCATGTCTGCGATCACACCGCCAGCATGACGCCAAGTGCAACTCCAGACTGGTAGATCGTCACTCAATGCTTTCACTATGTCCTCAGCAGTATCTTCTGGCATCTTTTGAAAGTCATTGTTGCACATGGCCGCATACAGGTTCTGAGCATAGGCTTCGCTGGCCTCGGCCTTGGCTATGATCCAGTCAGTGGTGCGTAGGTCATATTCTAGATTGTTTTTGGCCCACTCTGGGTCTGCCAATTGTTCTTCCTCTTGTTGAGCGAACGTACCATAAAGGTCATAAGTACCCAGGTCACCACGCTCTAGGGCTTTGCTTCTACGCCTGACCCATCTGGCGTCACTAATACGAATTTTACTCACCAGGCCCTCCAGATTTCTTTGAACCCTTCTAGTTCAGTGGGTACCTCAAACTGAGCAATCATTTGTTCAACCACTCCATCTGGAATAGTTTTTCCTGGACGATTACTCAAGCGGCGTTGCAGTTCCTCATAGTCAGGCGTGGGAAACACCACGGCGATGGCATAATAGTCAGGCAACATGTAAAACTTGCGGGCACGACTGGCCACAGTGGTGCTGGTCTGATCCCAGATGATATCTCGCCCAGCCCGTTTAGCCGCATCTACCTGCCGCACCATCAGCCTGATGGCCTCTGGCATATACTGATCAAACACCTCCGTGTAGGTTCGACCCACACTCCGAGCATGAGCTTCTACCAGATCGTCAGTACTCACATACTCACAATCTGGGGCCCAGCTTTGACCACGTGCCCAGGTACTCTTACCGCTACCAGGCACACCAACAAGAACATAGAGTTTTGGCATAATGGGTGATTATAACATGAAATAATTATATTGTCAAATGGTCGGTCCTGAGGGAATCAAACCCCCACCACCTGGTTCGAAGCCAGGAATTCTATTCATTGAACTAAGGACCGTGTGTTTGGTCCGCCCTGGAGGATTCAAACCTCCAACCTCCACCTTCGTAGGGTGATGCTCTATTCAGTTGAGCTAAGGGCAGATGGTGCTCCTAGCAAGAATCGAACTTGCAATACATCCTTACCAAGGATGCGTTATGCCACTTAACTATAGGAGCTATCGTGTGGCTGAGGGTCTAGGATTCGAACCTAGGAATACCGGAATCAAAATCCGGGGCCTTAGACCAACTTGGCGAACCCCCAACTGAAATCTGGCGGAAGCGGTGAGATTCGAACTCACGGAACTATTTCTAGTTCGACGGTTTTCAAGACCGTTGCAATCAGCCGGGCTCTGCCACGCTTCCTTTAACCTGGTTTATATTTATACCCGTATTTTCGGGACGCTTGAATACTTGTGCCCATTGCGCCAGCACTCAAAAATCTGTCCCCTTTACGGTATTTTACTTCATTAAGCTGAAATGAACGCAGAACTCTATCACCATTCCACCAACTTCTTTCTATTCTAATGTATCCCTTGTCGCTCAATTCTTCGCGCAAACGGGTAAATTCAGGATGGTCAATGGTTTCTGTAATACTCCAGCGATCACAACCTTCCAGAATTTCTAACAATTGCTGGGCTGTCAATTCCTCCTCTGGGATATCTTTGTATTTGCTCCATTCATGGGTTTGCGTTATGCTGGTCATGAACTGTTCATCAAGTATAAATTTCATGATAATTCCTTGGTGGTAACGACTGGAATCGAACCAGTCCCATTCCGCCTTATGAGGGCGGCGCACAGACCATCTATGCTACGTTACCTATCTTCAAGAGTAAATAAGATACTATGATTATACAATGCGGACCCTCCCATGACACAAGAATTTTTTCTCTAAATTTACCAATTTCAACACATGATATTAAAAATCCCACCCTAAAGAAAATATTACTCAAAAAACATAATTTGATTAATAATGATCAAATAGGAATACTAGTTAGTGGTGGCATAGACAGTGCTATTCTGTACTACTTACTTATAAAAGAAAACATTGAAACTGGGCAAAAATTTAACATTACACCCTACACTATTTTGCGTAAAGAGGGAAGCAAACATTATGCCATTAAAGTTTTAAACTGGATACATCGCCACTATGGACTTCCTGAAACGCAGTTAAATGTGGTGGGCGATCCCACATTGCCTGAAATTCAGCAAGTTGAATCGGGTGTAACTGAAATTCTTCACAAAAAAATAGACTACATTTATGTGGGTATAATAGAGGCACGTCCCGAACACAGTGTAGGCTGGTTTAGGTTTCCATTTACTGAAACATTTCACCGCAGATATCCACTATTAAATTTACAAAAGAGTCATGTAATAGACTTATATCGCAAATTTGATGTTATGGATTTACTTTCAGTCACGCACAGTTGTGCAGTAAATGAACTTGTTCCATGTGGCACTTGTAATGGATGTAATGAAAAAAACTGGGGTTTGTCTGAATTAGGACTGGTGCCCAGAGTGGGAGTCGAACCCACAAAATCCGGATTTTGAATCCGGCACGTATACCAATTCCATCATCTGGGCATGGTGCCTGTTCGTGGGAACGATCCACGGACCCTCGCCTTATCAAGACGATGCTCTACCACTGAGCTAAACAGGCAATTTGGTTGCGAGGGCAGGATTCGCACCTGCGATCTCCGGCTTATGAGACCGGCGAGGACGACTGGACTCCTCTACCCCGCGATTGTAAGGTGTCTGGCTACCACACCACATGGCCCCAGACTGAGTAGTTACCCTGTCCGTCTGCTTTCCATATGGACAGATCAGCACTGCCCCACGGTATTTCTAATTCACCTATACAGCAGGCCTTAGGGCAGTTCCGTGCGCGCCCGGTGGATTTGGTGACCACCTACCCACTTTTGTAACAGACAAAGTGTAAACTGGGTTGATAAATATTATTATATGCGCTTCCGTGAAATATTACAAGAGAGCAATTTGACCAAACCCTTCAGAATGGGCAATGCTGGAGATAAAGGTCGTGGATTATTTGCCACTGCCCCCATACCTGCAGGCACACTACTAATCAAAGATAGAGTGGTGCCCATCAGTGATGATGATTGGCTGAAAATCAAGGACACACGCTTTGCTCGTATGTATGGCCTGCGCTGGCGTGGTAACACTCACGCTGTGCCAGTAGGTGACATTGAATACCAGTTCAGTTCACCACAAGAACAACAGGCACTATTAAGCACACAAATATTTCGCAACGGTGTTCGCATCAGTCCTTTCTTACTCGTAAATCATAGCAAGACACCAAATAGTCATCAAGAGTTTGGCGATAACTATGTAGCATTGAGAACTGTTGCATTTATCGAACCTGGGCAAGAGATTGAAAAGAACTACGATGTTCAATCACAAAACTTCTTGCCGCCTGGGTTTTAAGATTGGTCGGAGTACAAGGATTCGAACCTTGGACCCCCTGGTCCCAAACCAGGTGCGCTACCAGACTGCGCTACACTCCGAATTAACTTGGTATTACTTTAGGAACATAAGGAACGTTCCTGGGTCCGCCATATAGTTGCTCAAAAAGTTTTTTGGCCTCTTGAACATCTCGGGCGTAAATTTGCCGCTTTTCTTCGCCTTTGGGCGTTCGTACTGTTGTTTCGTATAGTGGCATTTTAGTTTGTTTATTTATGTTTGTCTATATATTTTGGTGCGGATGGTGAGACTCGAACTCACACGCACTAGGCACGAGCTTCTAAGACTCGCATGGCTACCAATTACATCACATCCGCATACTCCTGGTGGACCGTGGGAGAATCGAACTCCCAATTGAAGCTTGCAAAGCTACCGTTATCCCATTTAACTAACAGCCCATGATATTTG